TAAGTGTAGTAGAGTTGTCCGTGTTCGTCGCGGTCAACGGTCATCTTGTTCGGCATCAGCGGATACAGAGCGATGACCTCATTCTTACCGTTGCGTATGATTTGTGCGTAAGCATTACCCCAAAGGAGCAGGTGTGTCATAAGGGTTTCTCTGAACACAAAGCTTGACATCTCGGGGTTTGGTTCATCATGGAGCAATAGGTATAGCGGATGGTCTATAGCTTTTTCTTTACCGCCGTTTTCAGTATAGCGATAGAGATGTAACGGAAGTCCCGCTACCGCTTCTGCAAGAATACGGACACAGGAATATACCGCTGTCATCTGCATTGCGGAACGTTCATTTACAGGTTTGCCTGATGTCGTACCGCCCATAAAGAATGTGTATGAACTTCCGGCAGTACTGTTTTGAGGCTTATCACGGGACTTGAAAAGTCCTGAAAAGATACCCATTATCCTTCACCTTCTTTCAGCTTTTCTCGTAGGGCATCAAAAAACGCCTTACCCTTGATAGGAAGCCCTTGTGCCAGGCGTTCCTCCTCGAAGGCAAAGCGTATTTCAAGTTGTTTTACGGAGTAGTGCTTTAAATATGTGCGCCATGTCTTTTCATCCCATTCACCAAGTTTTGCCCACAGCTCCGGGAAATGTTTTCGAAGCTTTCGGAGTTCATCATAGGACTGCAGAGGGCAGCACCAACAAGATACCCTATGAAAGATATCATAAAGCCCATCCCAATCAAAGCCTCGCTCCTTACAATAGGCAAGGCAGTCGGCTTCGGTCATGCCCCATTCTAACAAGGGGTAGTTGTATTCCTTTATACGTTCAGGTTCATCTGCGGCGATACCGATATACTGTTTTAAGGTGTATTCCTTAGCAAGGCTACGGAGGTATTTGTCTATAACCCTTTGCTTGAGCATTGCAGTACACCAACGGTTACGGGGACCACTCCAACTGTATCCCTTGCGACCGAAAAGTTCTGGATTTTTACGTTTCGGCATATGCTCCAGGAGAAGATACTCAAAATCATAGTTTGACTTGAGCCTCGTAATAGGCATACCGATATACTTTTCAAGTTTATCTATGTGTCGATACATACCTTCAAACTCGATGCCCGTATCACAGAAAAGGATTATATCAACGGGCCAACTTTCCTCAAGCATTCGGAGAAGCATAGCAGTAGAATCCTTACCACCGGACAGCGAAACAATATGTTTTATAGGCTTTTCCATTGTACCTCCTTGATTTGGGTTTAAGAAAAGCATCCACCGTTTGATGGATGCTTCAATGTATTATCTGCGGTAATCTTTCATACGCGGGAATTCTTTACCATGTGTGAATTTGTAATATTTGCGTACTGCATTTTGCATTGGTGTATGAGCGGGGTCTTCATTGTAGGACAGTTTGATAAGGGAATCATACATTAAATCATCATCTGCGACAACTTTGTCTAACTCCATGCCAAGTATTCTTTCAGCGGCCTTCGCTTTAGCTATCCGTGACATCACAGCCTTTTCACTTGATATGGTTTTTTCTGACAGTAAAAAATCATAAAATTTTTCTTTGTAGAGCATAATGCGCCTCCTTGTTCATTTGTTTGAGGGCATTATAACACAAAAAAGTGTAATTGTATTTAGCCGTATGAAAAATCATATCACGGCTGCATGATTTTTCATAATCAAAAATGGTGTTTGATAGGGGACAATAAAATGACGGCAGCAATTATATAAATAAAATACCTCGGTTGTCATAAACCGAAGCACTCATATCATTACCACATCTGATTGCACGGTCGAGAGCCATTATGGTGGCAACCGCGCCGTCAATCTTTTCTGTGGATTTTTCCTTGTCGGGTTTTATATTACCCGCCGGATCTGTACGGATAAAGATATTATCCATCATCCACCGAAGTACCGGATGTCCGCCATGTGCGATTTTCTCCTCAAGCACAAGCTTCATAAGCTCCTTTGTAGGTGGTGACATATCTTTGTAGCCCTGTCCGAAAGGAACGACGGTGAAACCCATTCCTTCGAGGTTCTGAACCATCTGTGTTGCACCCCAACGGTCAAAGGCTATCTCACGGATGTTGTATTTCTCTCCGAGCCGTTCTATAAACTTCTCAATGTGTCCGTAGTGGACTACATTGCCTTCAGTTGTATTGAGGAACTCTTGTCGCTCCCATAGGTCATACGGAACGTGGTCACGTCGCACACGTAGTTCAAGGCAATCCTCGGGTATCCAGAAGTACGGAAGAATGACATAGCGGTCATCATCATCGGTGGGTGGAAAGACAAGCACGAAAGCCGTGATGTCTGTGGTGGAAGAAAGGTCAAGACCACCATAGCACACACGACCTTCGAGCTCGTCTTCAGGTGTTGCAAAATCACACCGGTCCCATTTCTCCATAGGCATCCAACGGACTGACTGCTTTACCCATTGGTTCAGCCTTAACTGCCTGAATGCGTTTTCCTCGGCAGGGTTCTGCTTGGCTGATTCACAAGCTGCACGAACCTTGTCGATGCCTACAGTAACACCGAGAGAGGGGTTTGCCTTTTTCCATACCTTCGGGTCAGTCCAGTCATCCGCTTCGTCAGCTCCGTAAATTACGGGATAGAAGGTTGGGTCAATCTTTCGCCCCGCGATGATGTCCTTTGCCTTTTGGTGTGTTTCATAGCAAATAGAGCGAGTGTCGGTTCCGGCGGTGGTTATAAGAAAATAAAGCGGTTGCATACGAGCATCACCCGAACCCTTTGTCATAACATCAAAGAGTTTTCTGTTTGGCTGGGTGTGGAGTTCATCAAAAACTACGCCGTGTATGTTAAAGCCGTGCTTGGAGTAAGCTTCGGCAGAAAGAACTTGATAAAAGCTGTTCGTGGGAATATATACGATACGCTTTGTAGCTGATAGAATTTTTACTCGTTTGGAGAGTGCCGGACACATACGCACCATATCGGTGGCAACCTCAAATACAATAGAGGCTTGCTGTCGATCTGCAGCACAACCGTATACCTCGGCACGTTCCTCTCCGTCACCGCAAGTGAGGAGGAGTGCTACCGCTGCCGCAAGCTCAGACTTGCCCATCTTCTTCGGAATTTCAATGTATGCGGTGTTGAACTGTCGGTAACCGTTCGGCTTGAGTGTACCGAAAAGGTCACGGATTATCTGTTCTTGCCAATCAAGAAGTTCAAAGCGTTTTCCCGCCCAGGTGCCTTTTGTATGACAGAGGCATTCAATAAAGTTGACCGCATAGTCGGCGGCGTTTTTATCGTAGACGGAGTCTTTGGCTTTGAACTTTGTAGGGGTATATTTCTTTTTGGCTATGTCGGTCGCCTCCTTTCAAAGGAATAAAAAAACAGCCGTCTGGCTGTAGAGAGGAACAGAGCCTCTCGGCTCTATCCTGTATTTATTTGGGTTTTGATTATTTTTGCTTCAAGCACCAGGCAATGGCGTGACCGCTGTCTTCAAAGTGCTGTGTTGCTTCGGCTATTCTGGAAAGCCTGCATTCGATATCACCAAGTCCGGTTTCTTCGGGGTCATCAACAAATTCGTAAATGGTTGCGGTGAATCCGCCTTTCCAATGGATGTCGGTAACGAATACTCTGTTGCCGTATTTAAGAACCGCACCGTAGCTGGGGGAAACCTTTTCTGTAAGGTGTTCCATCGTGGTGAACTTATCTGTGAATGTCATTGTGCTGTCCTCCTTAAATGCCTTGGCCCCAGGCGATGTGCTTTACTGCTCTTTTTTCAATCATTGCCTTGCGAAGTTCGGTGAACTGTGCGTGGCTGATTTTGTAATTGCTGTAAGCCTGGCAAATCGCTATGTGGGCATCGATGAGGTCGTTCTGTGTTTTGATGTTTGCGACCTGAGTTTTGAAGGTTTTGTAGGTTGTCATTTGGGTGTCCTCCGCTTTCTTTTGTTGTACACATATTACCATAGGATGTGCTATATAGCCAGTTATAACCGAGAAATATAGTACACAATCTTTGGAGGACAAAATTGTGTATATTACAGCTGTTTGCTGCGTGTGTGCTCGTGGATGGTTTCGAGGATTTTTTCCTGTTCGTCAGGCTCAATCCCAATGGAAGACAAGGCTTCGCGGATTCCGCAGTCGGGGCAAATAAGGGTCTTTCCGTCGGCTCTTGAGAGCGCCGGGGGAGCGTTATAGGTCTCACCGCAAATGGGGCACACGGCGCTTATACGGGCATCTGTGGGCGTTTTCATATCGTTTCCTCCTTACTGTCGTTGACCGCCTGAATTAAGTGGTCAATGTTGAAGTCAAAGTAAAGGTAACCCCTGGCACAAACCTTGAGATAATAGTCGGACGGCTGACCGAGCGGTCTGTCCTCATGCATTATGTACACAAAGGCTTGACGCTTGCGAACCTTGCCGGTTGCAATGCCT